GGGTCCAGATTGGGGCGAATGACACTCTGGAGAAGTTCCTGCTCAATCCGAACTTCTCGGCTACGACTCCACTGGACAGGCTCATCTTGGCGATTCAGGACATCAAGCAGTTCATTCAGAACCTGTTTGGGAACATCATCTTTGCCATTGAGTCTCTGAATGCCTTCGCCAGTGGGAGTCTGGGTATTCAGTTAAGGAATGCCGGGGCCATCCTCCTGATCCTGGATCTGATTGCACTGGTCAGGATGATTGCGATGTTGATCAGCAGGAAGACTCCCTGGCCCTGGTGTGATGCATTGAGAGAAGACCCGGATTTGTTGAGGAACATGTTGTCAGTGTCGTATCCTGGAGCCAACATCACATCTACAGCTGAGGGCTTCATTCTGAAGACACAGTCCTGGGAAGGCACAGTCGCAGTAACTCCATGCGGAGATGCCTCTGTGAACAAGGATCTGCTTGCCCAGTGGATGAAGGACCTTGAGAAGGGTATGCCCTAATGACTCCAGAAATCCTCGGTTACCTCCTGGAAGCCATCACAAAGCGGGATGCCGCTTCCAAGCCTGGTATGAGAATGGAGAGACCTCGAGAGGTAAAGGGCGAGAGACTCGATCCCAACATCCGAGTGAAGAGTCGAGTATTCTCTTATGCTGAGAGGAATGAGGAACAGTGGGTCAACCCTGAGTACGACTTCGCCACAATCCAGATTGCAGAAGACACTGACAGCTACATCTTCAGAGCCCTGGAAAAGAAGACCAACCGCCTCATCCTGGCTGGCTGGGATTTCGTGGGCAGGAATCCCGATACGGTTGCCTACATCAGAAGGCGACTGTCAGAGATAGCCGTGGTCTCTAGAGTCCCTACAGAGGTACTGCTGACCTCTTGGGCTCACGATCTGGCACGCTACTCCAACAGCCTGATCGTCAAGGTCAGAGACACCAAGGCCTCCACTGGCCTTCCCCGAAAGACCACCTCGGGGAAAACTCTGCAACCGGTAGCCGGCTACTTCATCCTTCCCTTCGAGACCCTTACCTTGAAGGCTAAGGCCAATGGGGATCTCCTGAAGGTCTGTCAGAATATGCCCTCTGGCAGAACAGTGGAGTTCGATCCCGAGGACGTGATTCATTCGTACACCAACAGGAAGCCTGGTTTCTTGGTTGGTACGCCTTCCCTTGAGCCGGTATTGGACGATGTGCGTCTTCTCAGGCGGCTTGAGGAGAACATCGAGGAACTTGTCGAGTCCAACCTCTTCCCGCTATTTCATTACCAGATCGGGACAGACGAGCATCCAGAGCGTATTGGACCTGATGGAGAGAGTGAGAGTGATAAGGCCAAGAGGAGTATTGAGTACATGCCGGCCAGTGGTATGTACATTACTTCTCACCGCCACAAGATCGCGGCCCTTGGCTCAGAGGGAAAGGCCCTGCGGGTAGACTACTACCTAACCTACTTCAAACAACGGGTCTTTGCTGGACTGGGTATGTCTGCAGTGGATTTCGGGGAGGGAGACACTGCCAACAACTCCACAGCCCAGACTCTCTCCAAGTCAGCAATCCAGGATGTAGAAGCCCTGCAGCTTCATATCAAGGTCTTCTTCGAGGCGGAAGTCATCAGGGAACTACTGCTCGAGAGCCCTTGGGGTGTGGCCGCCCTCTCCCCAGAGAATATCGTCTCCATCAAGTTCGGGATCATCGACAAGGAAGAGAGAAGTCGGGAGCAGAATGCTGTGACCCAGCTCTTCAACAACAACCTGGTCACTCAGTCTGAAGCCAGACATGAACTTGGCAAGGAACCTTACGTGGAGGAGGACCTGGAGGATACCTGCTATCACCTGTTCACTGAACCACTAGCTCTCATCAAGAGTATGGGTCCCTTCTCGGCTGCCTCAGAGACTCTCGCTGCTGCTCCGGCCTCTGGTGTTACAGAGGAAGGGGTTAAGAAGGAGGAAGAGGGTCCTTCTGCCAAGAGAGGGCAGGTCGGTAGGCCTGTCACCAGGAACCCAGCAGCCAATGCCGCTGCGAACAAGGCAAATCCCGCCAATCAACATGGAAAGCGCGGTGCCCAGAAGTACACCAATGACTGGCTGATCTCCCAGCGGGAGGAGATGGTAGAGACCATAGTCTCTGACCTTGGAGAGCCCTGGAGAACTCGGCTTGGTGATGAGATCAGGGAGGGATTCAACCATGAGTGCGTCTGTCTGAACTCCCAGACTAAAAGAATGGGGGAGCGATTCCGGGGAGTGATCTATGACAGTGGGTCCTGGAGGTTCGAGGAGCTGCAGCAACTCTACAATGCCAAGGCCCAGAACCTGAAGTCTTTCCTCTCTGGAACTTGCACTGACAAGTCGTTGCTCTGTATAACTATTGATGAGTCCACCAAGGTAGGAGATATCCCGCCATTCAGGGTGGAGGACATTAAATGACGGCAACGCCGGATCTAATCACCTTCAAGGATATTCTATCTGTCACTCCAGATCCCGTCATTTCCGATCTGGAGGAGCGGCAGAAGGAGTACCTGGCCGACAAGCTCCTGGACAACACCCAGTCGAGCAAGGGGCTTAGGATTACTCTCGATGTGAGCCATGCTGGGCGGCGCATCAACAACAGACTCTATTCGATCAGGGGTCAGCAGGTAGGTGTCGCCTCCCTGACAGATCCCTTCAAGAAGCCAGTCCTCCGGCATCACAGGGAGCTCACGGATCCCATCGGCAGGTTTCAGGGAGGGTTCTGGAACGATCTGTCCAGTGACAGCATGTCGTTCTTCCCCAACATCAAAGACTTCATGCGGGTCCGGGAAGCCTATGACTCTGATGACCCTGCAAAGATGTACAGGGCCCTGAAGCAGGCTAACCTGCTTGCCAATCCCAAGTGGCCAGGATTCAGCTCCCTCCGGGGTACTATTCAGGTGACCGACAGAGAGGCCATCGTCAAGTTCTTGAATGGCCTCTACCTCACCTTCTCCGCCTCCCACCACTCGGATAGACACGTCTGTACTGTCTGTGGGGCTGACTGGAAGAAGGGAGACATCTGTGACCACAAGCCAGGCATGCTCTACGATAAAGAGCTTTGTATGTTCGTTACGGGGCTGTTCATCGTAGATGAACTCTCTGTAGTGAATGTGCCGGCCGATCAGCTTTCCCAGGTACTCTCTCTGGAGATGCAGGACACAGAGGACAAGTCCAGTTGTCCCTGCACAGAGGCCTTCTGCATGGACCTCTCCTCCCTTCTGAGTACCCAAAGTTACTATGACTTCAATCTCTCGGAGACTGACATGACGAAAAGAAAGACAGAGCAGCCAGAAGAGACTGTGGTTCAGCCCCCTGCTCCCCAGACTCCCCCTACTGCTCGAGAGTTCGTAAATGCCCTGTTCCTCGGCGGGGATCAAGCCAAGGCGATGAAGGATGTTCTTGAGGGTGAAACCTTCACTGAGAAACGACTCCTTTGTCAGATCCATGATGGCCTGCATTACCAGTATGACTGGGAACTCAGGTACCCCTCGTGCGAGAACATCAACACCATTCGTGTCCCTCTCGAGGTCTACGAGGTCCACGGAATCCTTCACGATACCGCCATGGAGAAGGACTTCCGGGGCGCTTTCATCAATGGCGAACTGGACAAGTACTCCAAGGCCGGTGCAGAGACCGGCGAGTACCTGCTGGCTACTCCAGAGGGAGACACGACAGCGGATTCCTCCAAGACCAAGCCTCTCCCAGATACCGCATCAGGAGTTCCTGGCGTGGCAGTAGAGCCACAGCTGGCCATCCCCTCCCAGGAAGAGCTGAGGACTGCACTCATCCAGGACATCATCTCTGAACTGGCGAAGAAGGGTCTCTCTATCCCAGATGCCGACTGCACAGACTGTGAAGACAAGACCCTCACCACAGAGGGCCGGAAGAAGATGCAATCCAGCACCTTCTGCGGTCCCAACCGCTCCTACCCAGTTCCAGACAAGAGCCATGCTGTGAACGCACTGGCTCGTGCCAAGGCTAATGCTTCCCCAGCTCTTTATGCCAAGATCAAGGCCTGTGTCTGCCGTAAGTCCAGTGCTAATGGTTGGGATCTTCCCTCTTGTGGAGGCAAGGACGAGGGCGAGGTGGACCCTGGTGAGTGGACAGATGAGCTCATCAAGGAAGCCATCCTCAAGGAAGCCATCATCATGGCGGAGCAAGACCCTCCCAAGAGACTTGATGCAACAGAGGCTGAAACCCTGAACCGGGATCTTGATGCTGCAAGGACTCTTGCCCAGAGCCTCAAGGATCGGCTGATGGAGGTAGTCCTGCATTTCGCGGAGAGGGCAAAGACCTTAGAGGGTGATGCAGAGGCAAAACTTGACGCTGCTCTGCAGTGGTTTGATACCATCAAGAAGGAAACAGCATCTAGTGTGCTTGATAACCACGTGGAGAATCCCGCCGGATTTGACAGGAGTGGTACCTCGTCGGATAATGGTGAGAAGAGAATCTTGGTGAGCTCCCTTGGGGAGTTCGAGCAGAGGGTTCTCAGAACTTTCAAGGATCTTGCTAAGGACAAGGGACCAGAGGCGGCTGAGCGTTGGCTGAATACTCAGCGAAGGTATCTCCCCCGAGGTTTCCATCCTAACAATCTTCAGGAGAGCTAAATCAAATGGCCGTTGATCGATACACTGCGTCTTTCAAGACCAAGACGAATGTTCTCAGCAACATTACTCCAAGCCCTGTGCTCCAGGAGAACGCTGCTGTCCCTGCTGGTCCATGGATGCCAGCTGCATGGCTTCCCGTTGAGTGGAGTGACACTGTCACTGGTGACTACTTCGTAATCTCCAGTGGTAAGGTTGTCGCCAAGGACATCACGGGTCGCATTGTGCCAGCCGGCTACCGGATCAAGCTTACCGCTGGTACCATCGCCAATGACTGGGTGGTCTACACTGCCACTGACGTGACTGCGGGCACCATCGACATCACTACAGGCGAAGCAGTTACAACTGCTGTCTCCTACGGTGGTGACGATGTGGCCGAGGCCATTCTCGAGCGAGGTCTAGTCCATGAGGGAGACCTTGCCCTCGGGCACAACTGGGCAAAGGCCACTGGTGCTGACTGCCTGGCCGTCCTTCAGCGGTTCGTTGGCTATCCTGTCGGCGTCGTGCTTGGTGACGTTTATGCCTGGGCAGGTGACTGGCCAGACCTGAACTTTGCCAACTACCAGAAGCAGCACCTGATCGCCTACGTGAACGAGACCCAGATGAAGGTCCCGCACCTTGTCTCTGCCTCGCACACAGAGGACGTTCAGGCTGCCGTTCTGTGGGCCACTGGTACCGATCACGGCACCATGATGCCAGATGCTGATATGGCTGGGCATGCCCTCTACTCGACGGCTGCCACGCTTTCTACTCTCATCCGGTACGATGGTGTCATTGCGGCTACGGACACGGTGGTTGGCATCTTCCTGCCTGCTACGCCAGTTGCCAAGAACACGACTCGTACTCCCATCACCTCCAGTTCGACTCTTCTCAGCAATGAGGTGACATCGGCAGCCAAGATCAGTGCGGCTGGTGACTGGTGGCTTGATGAGGAAGTGGGAATGCTCCTGGTCTACTCGGCAGACGGGGCCACGAACCCTGCTGGTGCTGGCGAGACCGTCACCTTCTACTACTACGCTTCCAGTGGCGCAAGTGCACACCGGTATGTCGTCCTTGATGGTGTGGCGTATCCTGGTGACTTTGTCACCTATGATGCGCTCTCCAACTTTGTGGTGACTTCTGTGAGTGCCTCCACTGTGCAGGCAACAGTCATGGGCCGGGTTGACTGGATCGTTCGGGAGCCTGTGGGTCTCCTGGACCGAGTCCAGACTGCCTGGAATGTGGCCTCGATGCCTGCTGGTTTCAAGATGCCTGGTACCGCGACTTCTGGTTACAGTGACATGATCACCCTCCCTGGCAACAGTGAGGACATCGCCGACCAGGTCGCTTACCTCACTATCAAGATTCAGTAAGGAGTTTCACAGATGTCAATTCGTCTCCCCAGTGGGCGCGAGCTTGTCCTCCCAACGGACAAGCGGGCTGCTGCCAAGTATCTGGCTGACCTTTTTGCGAACTCTGGCCGCATGCCTGACTCGGAAGATCAGGTTGACTGGTCGGACTTCGTAGAGGTCCTAAGCCGGAAGTCCAGCAAGGACCTGACTACTACCTCTGAAATCCAGGCTCTCCTGGAGACAGCGGTCCAGATCCTGATCCGAGATCCAGTAGAGGTACCTCCGGTCATTACCTCCCTGTTTACCAGGATCCAGAGCAAGGGTATGTCCACACAGACTATCGCTGGGGCTACCGGCGCAGTCTATGCTCAGGACGTACAGGAGCATGGGTCTTACCCGGAAGTCTCCTTCCAGGTCGGTGGTGCAGTGAGCACCGCATGGATCGGGAAGTCTGGCATCCAGGCCTCGTTCACGGACGAGGCCCTGCGGTACAGTACCTGGGACCTGATGGCCTACAACCTTCGGAACATGAAGAACGCTCTGATCCGACATAAGGAGCAGAAGGCTTCCCTCTTCCTGTCCTCAATGGGCACGCAGATGTTCAATAACGAGACTCCGAGCGAGTCTCTGTATGGCGTCTGCACAGGTCGTGGCATTGACATGGCAGCCAATGGCACCATGACGATGGACGATCTGCTCCAGGGCTATGCTCATATGGCCCAGGAGGGGTTTGAGGCGTCTGTTCTCCTGTGCCACCCTGCTGCGTACTTCATGTGGTTGCGTGATCCGGTCTTCCGTCTCATGCTTCTCAACTTCGGTGGTGGCCGGTACTACAACATGTGGAATGGCAACCCAGGTGGCCTGATGCCTTGGAGCAATGGCACGATGGGTGCCATGGGTCCGACGGCAGGCACGAAGATTGTTCCAGGAGGCACTCCTTCTGGTGACACTCCGACGGTTGTCGAGGCTCTGTCCAATCTAGCCAACTCTGCCCCGAACATCCCCGCCTACCTGCCTCTCAATCTCAGTGTGGCTACCTCCATCCTGATCCCGTTCGATCCCGAGAACAAGCTCACTGACGTTTACCTGCTCTCTGCTGGTAATGTCGGCTTCCATCTCGTGGACCAGGACGTGACTCAGGTCAACTGGAGAGATGAGGCTACTGAGACAGCCAAGGTTCGCCTCCTGGAGCGTTACGGATTTGCGGTGGCGAATGAGGGTCAGGGCATTGGTGTGTACAAGAACGTGAAGGTAGCTCAGAACTACTTCGACGGTTCTGTCCGGGCGGTGGACACCTCTGGACTGAGTGAGATTCCTGCCGGGACGCCTGTGGTGTAGTCCATAGGTGAGTGAGCAAGTAGAGGGCAGGACCTGCGAGGGTCCTGCCCTTTGCTTGTCATCTCCTGGAGTTATCAGGGATAATCTTTATCGAGGTGTCGGATGGCAGAGCCAACGATCCAGGGGATCTTCCCTAATGACGAGTCTATTGGTGTCCCCATTGGGGTAGATATAAAGATCACGTTTGATGTTGGCATTGATCTGAAGAGTGCCAGTGACGACATTGTGATCTACGGTCAGGACTTTGACATGACTTCAGGTCCTGATAGTGCCCAATGGATTGATTCAGACACTGGCGACAATCCCTTCTACTTGAAGTCTCCTGGTTTCACTGGGACAGTGAGGGTAGGATTTGCTCTGTACTATGTAGATGACGATGGGGCTCCTATCGATCCCCAACCTACATATACTACCAGGGATGATGAGGAAGATGACGGCTACAAGTGCCAGATCGTAGTCTCTCCTGTCGAGAACCTGGCTGCTGAGGTCCTACACAAGGTCTATGTGATTGGTGATGCTGAGGAGGGAACGAGTCGGGGGGTCTCTGCAAGAACCATATACGATCCTGACACCTCTGGTGTGACCAGTACAACGGGCACCATTCAGGTCTATGGGACCTTCACTGGCACAGTAGAAGACCTGATCAACATCAAGATCACTACTGCAGGGGATATTGGGACTGCTAAATACAAGTGGTGGTACGAGTCGGAAGATGAGTCAGAGGCTCGTACTGGAAAGGTGACCTCGCGCAGGTACCGCAATCTGGAAGATGGGGTCCAGATCCGTTTCGAGGGATCGGGATTCATCGCCAATGACCTCTATACAGTAGAGGTACATCCTGTCGAGTACCTGCAGGAGTCCTACACCTTCTCCTTCACTACAGGAGACGGTTCCATTGAGGAGGTGCCCGACTCTGCCAGCACTTCCGTAATCGGGACCCTCACCCCCCTGGATGCCGAAGAGACTGAGTACCTGACAGTGTTGTCCATGGAGCCTGCAGATGATGCCTTCATGGTGTCCCTGTCAGCCGCAAGGACAATAGACATTACCTTCTCGGGAGATCTCGATGCCGCGACAGTTACGGATGATGCTGTTTCTGTTTATTCCTATCCTGTGTCAGGCAATTTTAGTGGTCCATCTAATACAAATGCCGGCCCTCGCCGTGAATTGGTGAAGAAGCTCACAGTAGATGATGCTGTACTCACCATTGAGCTGTAGGAGGGCACAGATATGGGATTCACAAGAGAATGCGCTCCTGCTGGTGAGGAAGTAAGCCTTCGGGTCATCTTCACGGACAACTGTGGGAATCCGGTTGACCCGGATACAGATGGTGGGTTGCCGCCCTCCTATCTGGTGGAACTCTATATCTATGATGAAGAGGTAGACTCAGATACCGTTGCTGCTGCTATTGAGGCGATGGACTTTTCTGGAGCTACCTATACCGTCGATCCTGACGACATTGACAAGATTTCCACTGGGTACTTCGAGTATGCCTGGACAGTGCCGGATGATGCCGATGAGGGTGCCTGGCATGATGTCTGGGTAGCTACGATTAGAGGAGTAGAGGGAGCGAAGTCATTTCAGATTGATGTTGTAGAGGGCGGGGAGGTGGGGCTACAGGAGATTGGGGAGAATGAGCTGATCGTCATTGAGCTGGATGAGACCATTGCTGATGAAGACGGGAACACTCTAGAGGAGGACACGACTCTTCACTTCACAACCCTGTTCAATCCCTACTATGCCTCTCCAGACCTTGTAAGGCTGGAGTGTGGCACCTGGCTCAATGGGATCCCAGACTCTACCATTGCCCTGATGATCCACTGGTCATCGATCACCTCTGACTCCTACATTGGTGCCAGCAACAAGCGATCTCCTAACTACGAGGTAGCCAGGACGAAGTTCGTAATCTTCGATGCTGCCCTAAGACTCCTCTTCCTCCCGGTCGATCTGGGAGGTGGAGCCAAGAGACTTGGGGATCTGATGATCGATAGGGACAATAACTTTGAGGAGATCATAGACGACCTGAAGGCTCTCAGGGAGGAATGGGCTCAGGTAGTGAATGCAGGTGGCAATATCGTTCCTGGCCAGTCTCTTGCTCCTATTAGTGCTCAGAAGAGCTTCTATGATCCTGACAGGTCGTTTACCGGGAGGGGGTGGGCCTCCAGAGTGAACTGGACCTACCTGCAGCCCAGTGTAAACGCCCGCACTCCGCTAACCGTCTACAACAGACGCTACAGTCGGGTCTTCCAGAGCATGAACTAATGGGTTTTGTCCGGACTCTATACCCCTCGGGGCTCTCTTTCTCCCTCACTGGCAACGCCAGGGAGATAGATCTGCGTCAGGAGTTCGATAACCTCATATATGGTGGTCCTACCTCTATCCCTCATGGCCACAGGGTGCTTCTCCGGAGTATGCGACGGGATGATGACAATGGCCTGGTAGAGTGTGACTGCAAGGACTCTCTGACTCATGAGGCAGCAACGGAGAGATCCTGTCCCTACTGTCTGGGTGAGGGTTATCTCTGGGACGAGGACTGGGCGGTCACGTATTCTACCTATATCGGGGCAGATGGAGGTCTGGGAGGAAGGGTAACCGGGTTGAAGCCAGGGACCATTCGGGTAGACACGAAGGTGTTCTATTTCAGGTATGACACTGAGATCACCTATGCCGACAAGATTGTAGAGTTACAACTTGATACTGATGGGGACCCTCAAGTACCATACAAAAGAGAAGCCATCTACAAGCCCCAGACCATCATCAGATACCGCTCTGACCGAGGGAGAATCGAGTATATTGCCGTCTATTGCAAGGAGAATGACGCGATTAGAGAGGAACCGTAGTGGACACTTCAGTCTCTCATCTTTCCGAGACAATCCCCGAGGAACTACTGGATGACAGGGAGTTGTTCAGTGTCATTGTCCTCGACCAGGATCGTGTCATTCACGAGACGGAGATTGCCACCAAGCTTGTAACCCCTTACGAGTTCGATGCCAGCCGGTTCCTTCCTAATGCCACACCCCTTACCCTCCCTGGTTTCTTTGAGATTGCAGCCAGCCTGATTGCTGATGCCCAGACAAGAGCTGGTACTACAGGGGATAACCAGGTCAAGCTCTCGGAGGAATATCCTCCTGAAGAGTTCCAGAGCTTTGGAGACGAGCTGATCTGTTTCCGGGTTCTCAAGCGGGAACCTGCCAACATGAATACCAAGGCTACCGGAAGACCTCAGAGATCATCCTCCTGGTACTACGAAACTTACTCTGCCAAGTACCCCAACAAGGTCATAGTTGTAGAATCAAGGCCCATTGACCATATAATAGAGTTTAGCTGCTGGGCGAAAACCAATCGACTGGCAAATGCAAGAGCTCTTTGGCTGGAACAACTCTTCATCAACCATGCTTGGGCATTCCAGGTGAAGGGAGCTGAACGTTTCTTTTGGAGAGACAGAGGCCCCGACACCTACATGACCAGCAATGGACAACGGTTGTTCTACCGACCAATCAATTTCTTTCTGAGATACCGAGAGTTCGAGGTGAAGGCTACCCCAATGCTGACCGGGTTCACGTTGGAGGTAAGCTCACCAAGAAGTCTCGTAACAACTACGAGCGACTATGAACAATAGTCGGAGGATTTCCAAATGCCTTACAACAGCATCCCAGGTGTAGGAGCTACGTACCTTGATGGTGCGTTCAAGACCTATGCTACCTCGGGTCAGCC